GGCCTTATCCGTCGCGGCCCAGCCGCCCCGGCTACTCGACCGCATGCGCGCGGCGATCCGGGTGCGGCACTACAGCCTATCCACCGAGCGCACCTACATCGGATGGGTCAAGCGCTTCATCTATTTTCACCAGAAGCGCCACCCGCAGGACATGGGTGCGCCCGAGGTCGAAGCCTTCCTGTCGGCGCTGGCCACAGAATTGGATGTCAGCGCCAGCACGCAGAACCAAGCCAAGCACGCCGTCCTGTTCCTGTACAAAGACGTTCTCGGCGTCACCCTGCCCTGGCTCGACGGCATCACCAGCGCCAAGGTGTCAAAGCGCCTGCCCGTGGTGCTCACGGTCACCGAAGTGCAGGCCATGCTGCGCCGCCTGCCGAACGACACCAACGGCCTGATCGTGCGCCTGCTGTACGGCACCGGCATGCGCATCAAGGAATGCCTGCGCCTGCGGATCAAGGATGTCGATCTGGAACGCGGCGAAGTCATCATCCGCGAAGGTAAGGGCAACAAGGACCGCATCACCATGCTGCCGGCGTCCCTAGTGCCAGCGATTACCGAGCACATCGCCGAGCGCCGGCGCTGGCATGATATTGATCTGGCCAGCGGACATGCCGACGTCGAACTGCCCGACGCCATCGAGCGAAAATACCCCAAGGCCGGCGCGCAATGGGCGTGGCAGTATATTTTTGCCGCACCAAGCTACAGCACCGACCCGCGCAGCGGCGTGGTGCGTCGCCATCACTGGTGCGAGCGCAACATCCAGCGCGCCGTGCGCTCGGCGACACAAGCCGCGGGCATCAGCAAACTGGCGCACCCGCACACCCTGCGCCACAGCTTCGCCACGCACCTGCTCGAAGCCGGCTATGACATCCGCACCGTGCAGGAACTGCTCGGCCACTCGGATGTGGCGACCACCATGATTTACACCCACGTCCTCAACAAAGGCGGCCGCGGTGTCGTCAGCCCACTGGATCGGGTGACGACATGATGGACTGGTTTTTCGGCAACCCGCGGATGTTCAATTACGTCATCCTGGTGCTGTACTGCCTTAACGCTGGCTGGTGGGCATGGCATGGGAAGTGGGCCGACACCTGCTACTGGATGTCCGCCTTTGCCATCACTGCGACGGTGACATGGGGCTACAACCACTGACATGCGCACGCTCGACCTCGCCGAAGCCGCCGCCTTCCTCGGCCTTCACCCGCACACACTGCAGGCCCGCGCCAAGTCCGGCACTGTGCCGGGCGCCAAAGTCGGCAAAGAATGGCGATTCCTCGACCTTGACCTGGCCGAATACCTGCGCGCACAATACCCGGCCAACAAACCACCGGAAAGGGCGGCGGCATGCTCTACCAGCGCGGCAAGACGTGGCACATCGACATTCAGCACGCAGGCCGCCGCATTCGAGAAAGCACTCGGACTACCGATAAAAAGGCTGCCCAGCGCCATCACGACCAACGCCGCGCCGAACTATGGGAAACACCTGACGCTGGCGACACGCGCACCTGGCTGACCGCCTGCACCGCATGGCTTTCGGCCGCCGAGCGGTCGGCCTCCGACAAATACAGTCTGCGGTCGCTGAACGCGACTTATGCAAACCGCCCGCTCGACGCCTGCACCCCAGAATCCTTCGCCGATGTACTCGCCGGCAAGACCCCGGCCACCTTCAACCGCTACCGTGCCATCGTCGTCGCCATCCTCAACCAGGCCGACACCAAGATCAAACTTCCCACGCGCAAGGTAAAGCAGGGCCGGCTACGCTTCCTCACTCGCGACGAATGGGGCCGGCTGCATACCGAACTGCCCGACTACCTGAAGCCGATCGCCGCCTTCGCTGTCGCTACTGGCCTGCGCCAAAAGAACATCACCCACCTGCGCTGGGCCGAAGTCGACCTCGCCCGCGGCGTGCTATGGGTCCATGCCGACCAGGCCAAAGGCGGCAAGCCGATCGGCATCCCGCTCGCGGCCGATGCCGTGGCGCTGCTGCGCGCACAAGCCGGAAAGCACGACGAATGGGTGTTCCCCTACAAAGGGCGCGGCCGGAAGGAAGGCGGCCCGGTCGTCAAGATCAAGACCGCCTGGCAGATCGCCATGGAACGCGCCGGCCTCGGCCACTTTGAGCGATGGGAAGACGCCGCCGGTAAAAAGCACAAAAAGTGGCATGGTGATTTCACCTTCCACGGCCTGCGCCACACATGGGCGAGCTGGCACGTTATGGCCGGCACGCCGCTCGAGGTGCTGCAGAAGCTGGGCGCATGGGAAGACCCGCGCATGGTGCAGAACTATGCCCACCTGGCGCCGGAATATCTCGCTGGGTTCGCCGGCAACGCCAGGCCCTGGCAGCCGGAAAAGAATCAAGCCGCGAAGGCGGCCTGATCTTGTGACGTCGACTGTGACGTCGTGGCGCGGGATTCGGCGGTTTGTGACGTATTACGGCACAAATTGTTAGTGACCACTACCGCCGAATCCCGCTGTGTTGGTAGGCGCGATTGGACTCGAACCAACGACCCCCACCATGTCAACGAGGGGCCATGCCTTGCGGCACAAGGCTTTACGCCTGTTTGTGACGTAGTTTGTGACTTATTTCACTGCGTCGACGGCGCTGTAGCAGGCTTCGAGTCCGGCGTCTCCTCGGGCAGCAAGGGCAGCGAGCCGCGCAAGAAATCGGCCATGAGCGCCTGATAGTTCAGCCCCGTTGGCACCCTCACAACCAGCTCGGGGAGCTTCGGACACTCCGGCGGGGCGCTCGGGGCGGTCGCGCAGGCTGTCAAGAGCAGTATCGAGAGTGCGCTGAACACCTGCCAGGCGCGCGGCTTGTTTTTTCGTGGCTGCATCGTAAGCCTCCTGTAGTTTTCTTTCAATGTCACGGGCCGCTTTGAAAGAATCTGCCCGTTCCTTTTCAATCCTCGCCGTCCATCGCGTGTCTGCGGCGTTGCTGCCGTGGGCGGTCCAGTAGAAGCCGTTGGCGACAAAAGCCAGCACCACGGCCAGCAGAAGCATCGGGTTGGGGATCATGCGACAAGCCCCTCCTGCTCCGGCAGCATCGCCACCAGCGGCGGCTTGGTGGATGGCACATACACCCGCCGATGCGACTGCGGCGGCAGGCGTTGCAGATGCACCCAGGTCGGCGTCCATTGCGGGTTTTCCATCCACAGCCCGATTTCTTCCAGCGCGTCCAGATTGCGCAGGCACCAGCGCGCCAGATCGCGCGTGCCGTTGTCGCGCAGGTCGATGCCGTCGCCGGTCAGGTGTTTGCTGGCCTTCGCGGCGTTGCTCGTGGCTTCGTTGATTTCCGCTGGCCGCCAGCCGCTGGCGACGTGAGTGCGGGTGCGCGCGTCGAGCGCCGGGCGGATGTTCTCGATCATCGCCCAGGTCAGCAGCAGATTCACGCGTCCGATCAGGTCGCCGGCGCAGGCGCGGATCGCGTCGGTAAGTTGGTCCGCATACCTCTCGTCGCGGCCCATCCAGTAATCCGGCAGGGTGATCATTTCACGCTCCCGAATTTATCTTCGCCCCACTTCTCGATGCGGAAGATGGCGCGGCTGCCCATGTGGCCGCTGATGCCGATCAGGACAGCGGAAAGCAGCTTGTTGATATCGGCGGCTTCGCACAGCCAGAATGTGAGCAGGCCGGCAAAACCGCTGGTCAATATCTCACCCATGAATTCGGTGATGTTGAAGGCGCGCACTGATCCAGCCTTCAGCTTTCGAGCGAAATTTACCGCGCCACCCGCCGTCGCCAAAGCGACAACCCACAGATAGGTGATCAGCGAATAGTTGCTTGGGTCTTTTTCAGGCACGGCAGTGTCCTCCAGATTGAAACGGATCAAGCAGGTTCTTGCACAACCAAACGGCAACCACCGTCCGCCAATCCGACTCGCCGTACTTGTAGCGATTGAGCCGCTGCGTGAACATGTACTCTTGCGGCAAGTCCATGAAGATGAAGGTGGCTACGAACACGTTGAACACCACATCAAGTAGCACCGCGACAATCGCCACCGGAGCCAACAGGATGCGCGGCAGGAGCGTCAGCATGGGCCACGCCGCCTTCGCCGCCATCGTCACGACGAACAGGAGATAGAAGGCGTAGATGTAGAGGGCGAGGTAGGTCACGGTTCAATCTCCGCTAGATGCGCATCCATCAGCGCCTGCGCCGCTGCCTTCTGCTCGTCGGTGGCTTCCGGCTTAAAGCAGATGTTGCCATTAGTGTCGATGCCGTCGATAGGTGCAACGGTGGCGACCAAGTTATGCAGGGCGATCAGTGTCATGCGAACATGCTCCCCATAAGACCCGGTTGCTTGTTGGTATCTGTTCCGTAAAACTGCCCGTTGGTGTTTCCGCTTTCCAGCCATGCTGCATAATGCCGTCCGGCTGATGGAGTGGTATCTAAATTAGCTGTCATAGGAACTATCTGACCTGATGCGGGCTGCACCCACGAATACCCGCAATCCGTATGAATTGTCGTCGTTGTGTCCAGCCCGATACCGCCGAAACCAGCGTTATTTGTCGAAGACACATAAAGAGCGTGCATGACAAAATTAATGGAGTCCTCGGCAACGCCAACAACAAAATTAAACTGATTAGCTGTTGATGCCCGTACCTGACGGACTGTCCCCGATGTGTAAGTCCAATTAAGAGTTGCGTCAGTGACTTTTCCTTGCCGACGCACTCGGTTGTAGTAGTTCCATAGATACCGATTCGCCTTGCTATCCTCGGTCGTCGTCGTCGCGGTCGTATAGAACGTGCCGAGATAACGACGAGTTGCTGCACCAGACTTGACCAACACGCCATCCTGATAGGCCAGCGCCGTGGCGCGGGTTGTGTCATTCGTCCAAACAAGAAATTCAAGCGTTGGCGTGCCGGCGTTGTCGTAGCAGAACACGTCATAAGGCTTGCCGCTGGTAAGGGCACTCAACGCAAGCGAGAACTCCGCAGAGCTGCGCGTGACCCAGGCGCTGCCCGAATACAGGCTGATCTGGTTGCCCTTGTAGGGGGTGCAGTAGATTGTCCCGGCCGCTGTGACATCCGCCGTGGTGACGGGGGCCGCCGTGGTAAGCGTCAAGCGAAAGTCGTTGACCTTGGCCGAGGTACTGGACACCACCGCCGTGCCATCCGCTTTCCAGATCGCCAGCCGCACCACGCCAGCCGCTTCGCCGATGGCGAGTATCAGATCACCGGCCGCGCAGGTGTAGCTGACGCCCCCCGGACAGATCAGGCTGGCGCTGTGGGTGATGGGCCAGGCGGCGGCGGCACGCAGCAGGCGCTGCTGGCCATCGGCGAGGGTGATGCCGGTGGTGGCGGTGGTGCCGGTGATGCGCAGGGTGGCGCTGTTGGCGGCAGCGGCGTCGAGGTCGAGTGTGGTGGCGCTGGCGACATCGACGCTGGCGCCGGTGCCCAGCGGCCAGCGCTTGATCCAGGCGCTGTCGGCGGCGTTGCGCTGCTTGAGCCAGCCGCTGGTGGTGTCGGCCCAGGGCATGTAGGCATAGGTTTCGGTCGGCTCGGTCGCCCCGCTGTTCATGCTCTGGATGGCTTGCGCGATGGCATTGACCGCCGCACGGAACAGCGTGCGGCTCATGTTGGCGATGGCGGCGGTGGCTTGTGACATGGTGGATCTCCTAGGCGGGTACTTTGGCCGACACGGACAGGGCCGAGACGGCAAGGGCGTGGCTCGGCAAGCCGGAGGTCATGCCGATGCGGAATTTCATGGCGCGGGCTTCAAAGTCGGCGACGAAGAACGGCTGCCAGGCGCTCCACACCGGCGATCCGGCGGGGTCGTCGGGCGTGGTGGCGCAGTAGATCGTGGCGTCGCAATCGTTGATGGCGCTGCCGTCGATGTCCTCGTTGCTGTCCATGTCGTCGGCGCCGTCGATGTAATCGGCCACGTCGAAGGCCTGCGCGGTGATGGCGACCTGCACGCGGCGCACGGCGACGGTGGTGAGATCGAGCACGCTGCTGAAGTCGGCCTCGCCGCTGGCGGCAATCGCGCCGCCGTCGATGTCTTCGCTGCTGTCGATATCCTCGGCGTCGTCGAACATCTCGGCGGATACCAGGCGCAACGTGTTGTCGATCACGCCGAGATTGGTCAGGCTGCCGGCGAAGCCCGGGTCGAAGGTGACGGTGCCGACCGTGGTCCAGCCGGTCACCATGCCTTCGGTGGCGACGAAGTTGACGCAGGTGTCGCTGTAGTGGCCGGTGCTGTCGATGGCCTTGGCCATGTAGGTGCCGGTCATCAGCGCCAGATCGCCGCTGACGGCGTTGCCGGCGAAGGTTTCGACCACCACGCTGGCATCCCATTCCGCGCCGACCGTCAGCGGACTATGGCGCACCACGATCGAGCCGCCCTGGCGCACGTCGAGATCCGGATGCAGGTTCCAGGTGCCCTTGCCGAAGCCACCCGACTTGATGACATAGAAGCCGGACACGACAGCCGGCGCGGCCGTCAGGCCAAGAATCTCCTTGGCCCGCGTGCCGCTGTAGCCCGAGTGGATGCCCATCGTATTGCGCTGGCGCAGGCGGAATTCGTAGCTGCCCGGCGCGATGTCGTTGATGTCGATCGACGTGCCGGCGGTGGCCGGCAGCACCACCCATGCGCCCGCCGCGATGCGGTATTCGGGGAGGTAGTCGAGGTGGAAGGCATCGGTGACGGCCGCCCAGGACATCGTGGCGCGCGCCTTGACGCCGGCGCTGCCAGTGGTCTCGAACAGGGTTTCGGTAACGTCCGGCGTGCCTGGCGCGGCGACGGTGTAGGGGTCGGGCAGGTTGGTCACCACGCTGGTGCGCGGCGTGGTGAGCGGGTCGGCGGTGTAGACGGAATCGTCGTATTCCACCGCCGTGACTTCGACTTCGTCGTTCGGCAGCAGGCCGATGCGCACCACGCGGAAATCCTTCGCGGCCCAGCCCGGCGTGCTGTGCGTGATGCTGACCACGTCGCCCACTTCGCAGCCGAGGCCGGCGATGGTGGCGCGAAAGCTGGCGATGATGCCGAAGCGGCTTTGCTTCAGGTGGCGCTGTGCCAGCAGTTGCGCTTCATAGGGGTCGGTGGTGAAGGGCAGCTCGATGCGGTCTTCGAGCATCAGGCTGTTGTCGGTGCTGCGGTAGGTGGTCGATTCGGCCAGGGCGATGTCGGCCTGCCATTCGTTGTCCGGGTTGATCCAGTTGGCGCGCACGCGGTTGTAGCGGCTGCGTTTGTCGGCCAGCTTGATCGTCCAGGCGCCGGTGATGTTGTCTTCGGTAAAGGCGAAGGCGGCGGTGTCGGCTTTGTCCAGCACCAGCTTGTAGAGCCCGCCGCTGAACACCAGCATGCCGCGCATGCAGGACAGCAGCAGGCGCACGTTTTCGATGCTGTTGCGGCTGGTGTCGATCAGGCCGTTGCAGGTGTAACGCTTCTGCGTGCCGGCCGGCGTGGTGATGGTGGCGTCGCAATAGTTGGCGGCGGCGATGAGGGCGGTGTCGTCGATCAGGGCGGAGGCGATGCCGCGGCCATAGCGGGCGTTGGTGAGGTAGTCGCGCAGGCACAGGGCCGGGTTGTCGGACCATGCTGTGGAAAGATCGCGCGGGTCATACACCTTGCGGCCGCGCAGATCGGCGGTGATGACCGGCAGGCCGTGCCAGACGTCCTGGTTGTAGGTCAGCCGGGCGTAGGTGTAGGCGACGCCGGAGAGCTTGTGCGCGGAGGTCCACACCGACGGCAGGGCGGCGATCAGGGCGGCGCTGGCGGCTTGCGTATCGGCGCCCAGCGCGTGCTCAAGCGTGAAGGCGCCGGCAAAGCGTGCGTCGGTGCTGATCGTGTTGTCGAAATAGACGGCATCGACGCCGTCGATCTCGCCTTCGCAGTGGGCGATGACGACGTGCAGGTAGGTGTTGCTGTCGCCGGAGGACTCGGTCAGCACCCGCGTGCCGCCAACGCGGCGCGTGCCGTAGAGCACCAGCAGCGGATCGGTCGTGCCGGCGGTATTGACCAGCACGCCGCGGGCGGCTTGTTCGGCGGGGGATTGCTGATCTTGCGGCTGTTCGTCGCTGCCGATGATGCCGCCGATGAGGGAAGACGTCACCATGCTGGTGACGCCGGAGACCACGCCATACATAAGCGAGCCAGCCGCCAGCCCGGCGACGGTGCCTGCCACATAGGCACCAGCAGCCATGCCAGCGACGGCAACAACGGCGGCCGGCATTACGCAGCCCTCCAGCCAGCCGCGAAAGTCGGCGCTGGCGATACGGCGGCGAGCGGCAAATAGCGCACGCCCTCTGTTTCGGTGGATGACAAGACGCGGGCGCCAAGGCAGACATGCGCCGCAATCTGCCCATCGGCGGTCTCGCCGATCAGGAGGTCGCCCGGCTGCGCGAAGGCGGGGCTGAGCTCGGTCAGGCCATCCGCAAGCAGTTGATCGATCACGCCGCGTGCACCGTGCTTGCGCGTCCATGCGCGGGCGCGCGTGGCGGTGGACATGTGCTTGCGGTGCGTGGCGTGCAGCGCCGTGCCGTGCATGGCGTCATGCGCGCGCAAGGCCAGGGCGACACAATTGGTTTCGCCCCAGATGAACATCCGGCCAAGCTCGGCGCGGGCGAATTGCATCAGCAGGACGTCAGGAGGTATCATGACGATGTCACCCCGCCCATATCCTGCCATGCGAACCTTGCCCGTTTTTCTGCTGTGTGCCCTGCTCGCTTCATGCAGCATCGTTCCCGACCGACTTGCAAAAGCGAGTGAATCTGTCCGCGACAAGCCGCCCGCCTATCAAACAGGTCATGCGGAAGGCTGCGAAAGTGCGCTGACGCAATTGGACCCAGTACCGGGACCGCAAGCCAAATGGCGACGCGACGACAGCCGCATGAAGACGGACCCCGACTACGCGCTGGGCTGGAATGACGGGCGCTGGAAGTGCAAGCCGTATTGATCACGCCACACCCCACTTGATCTCGCGGTTCAACTGCGACACGTACTCGAAGCCCAAGTCGCCGGGGAACCATATCTGCTGCTCTTCGTGATTGGTGTGCCGGCCCGGCGTGCGCTCGAAGTCGATCCAGTGGCTGGAGGCCGAAATGGCGACGACGCACTTGCCGCTGTCCGGGTCTTCTTCGATGCTCATCGAGTCCACGCGGAATTCCGACGGCAACGGGTCGACGATCACGGCCGACGCGCCCGACAGAAAGGCCTTGCGGATCACCAGCCGGCGGTCGATGTACTCATGCGCCAGCACGGCGGCGATCAGGGTCTGATCGACGCCCGACATCTGCACCGTGACCGGCGTGATGGACAGGTCGCCGGTTTCCTCGATGCGGTCATAATCGAGAAAATGCCCTAGCGCCGGGTAGGTGGTCGCGTTCCAGACCATCGTGCGAAAGGCATCGGTGGCGTAGGTGGTGGCGCCGTCAAGATACAGCTCGAACAGGTGGATCGGCCGGTTCTTGTCCGCGCCGATCTCGGCGATGACCGCGCCGGACGCCCCCCTGTTCATGGCGCCTCCACCAGTTCGCAGGACCAGTCGAATACCGGCTTGGCCATGACCGAAACTTCGTGCGCGTCGGAGGCGAAGGCGACGGTGAAGGGCACCGCGGTGATGGTCATCGCTTCGTTGTCGGCGAGATCGGAGACCAGCTCCGGCTCGATGGCAAGCGTGGCCGCACCACCGCCGCTGCTGACCGCATCGGCGGTAAGCATGTACACCTTGGCGTGATTGGCGAACTTGAGGAAATCGCCGGCCTTCATGACGGTGATCGAGGGCGTCCAGCCGTCGGTGGCGACGCTGCGCCCGGTGGTGTGCGCGCCGACCACCAGCGGCGTGCCGGTGGCTACGCCGCGCGGCGTGCCGATCACCGGCGGGGTGTAGGTAAAGGTTTCGTACTGACCCACCTGCGCCAGGGCGAAGGCCAGCAGCGGCGCCATCTCGTCGCGCGTGCGATTCTGGAAGCCCAGCGCAAAACCCCAGCGCTGGCCGCCGCGGCTGCGCACCTGGCGCTTGAGCGAGTGCGCGACCGAAATCAGTGTCGGCTGGATCGAGCGCAGGCTCATCGAGCTGGGCGCCGGCGTGGTGGGAAAGGTTCCGCTCATGTCAGGCCGCCATCGGCGTGATGCGGTTGCGCAGCTGCTGGCGGGCGGTGATGCCCGGCACGTTGCGGTAGATGCGCTGCTCCAGCGCCGCCAGCGCCGCGTTGATTTGCGGGATGACCGACGAATCGGCGCCGGGCGCGTTGATGGTGGTGTTGAGCACCAGCCCGCCGCCGCCGCCGTTGTTCTGCGCCGCCGGAATGACCGCTTCGCCCTTGTGTAGGAAGGCCGGGCCGTCGTTGGGCACGTAGTTGGTGCCTTGCGCGTAATACGGCAGGCTGGCGTCGAAGGCGGGGGTACTGCTGCTGCCGCTGCTGCCGAATCCTTTGAACAGGTCGTCGAGGAATGAGGTGCCGGCCTTGACGATCGGGTCGGTGAGATTTTTCTTGATCTGGATGCGGGTCAGGTCGCGGATGATGCTGTTGGCCAGATCGCTGAAATTGGCCTTGCCGGTCAGGACCATGTCGGCCATGGTGTCGGTGAAGGCGTTGCCCCAGCCTTCGACGGCGCGCGTCAGGTCGGCGAAGGTGCCGGTGCCGGCATCTTTCAGGGCGCGCTGTTCGGCCACCAGGCGCATGGTTTCCTCGCCGGCGGTTTCGTAATACGCCGCCAGCTCGTTCTGCTCGCCCGTCTTCAGGATGCGCTGCAGGGCTTCGTATTCCTTGCGCACGTCCTGCATGCCGCGCGAGGCGGCGAGCAGGCGCTGCTCTTCCTCGCTGTCGATGGTCGACGCCAGGTTGCGCTCGCCCACCTCGATCATGCGCTGCAGGTCGGCGGCGGCCTTCTTCGCGGCGCGCTTCGCCGCGCTATCGTCACCGTCGCTGATGGCGGGCGCATTGGCTTTTTCGCCCGGCGCGTAGGGCGGAATGACTTCGCCGGCATCCGCCATGCGGGCGGCGATCTGCTTTTGCAGGATCGACAACTCGGCCTTCGCGGCGCGCAGCTTCGCCGAAAATACCGGCGTGTTGTCGTTGGTAACGCCGCCGCTGGACAGATTGCTGATCGTGCCCTGCAAGCTGGCGGCGCGCTCGCGCAGTTCGTCGAGCGTCTTGCCGTCGGCGCCGCCGGTGCGCAGGCCCACGGCGAGCGCCGTGAACAGCCCGGCGCCTTCAACACGCGCCTGCACCACCAGCCGGGTGTATTCCGCCAGCGGCCCCAGCAGGTCGGCGGCAATCGAGCGGCCCAGTGCGCTGGTGGACAGCGACAACTTCTTGATGTTGTCGTTGAATTCCTCGGCGTCCTTGGCCATCTTGCCGGTCATCACCAGGCCGAGCTTTTCCGCCTCGACGCGCATTTCGGCCAAGCCGCGGCTGCCCTGATTGAGCAGCGGAATCAGGTCGGCGCCGGCTTTTCCAAACAGGGCCACGGCCAGCGCCGTCTTGCCGGCGCCGTCTTTCATGCCGGCAAAGCGGTCGGCGATGTCGGCCATGACGGCATCCGAATCGCGCAGATTGCCGCTGGCATCCTTGACGGAGACCCCCAGCGCCTTGAAGGCTTCGGCCGCCTTGCCGCTGGTGCTGGCCGCCGCCTCGGACATGTTCACCGAGAGCTTCTTGATGCCGGTGGCGAGCGATTCGATGGAGACGTCGGACAGATCGCCGGCATACGCCAGCGCGGAGAGCGATTCGACGGCGATGCCGGTCTTCTGGCTGAGCTTGTTGAGCTGGTCGCCGGTGTCCACCGCCGACTTGATGCTGGCGACCATGGCCGCCGATGCGGCGGCGACGGCGGTGGTCGCCAGCGCCACCGGGTTGGCCAGCCCGCTGAACTGGCCGCCCAGCCGGCCGACGCCCGCAGCGACCGACGCAAATCCCGCGGCGGTTTCATCCTTCGCGGTGATGACGATCTGCGTATTCTTGTCGAGGGCCATCAGTCCTTGCTCCGGTTCTGCCAGTCCCTGATCGTGGCGAGATCCACAACCAGGCTTTCGATGTCATGGATGCCCAGCATTTCGGCCACCACTTCCAATCCCGTCCACTCCACCCCGCCCAGCAAGCCCCACGCACGCAACGACAAAAAGAACTCGGCGGGGCATGGATCGGGGGCGCCGGGGTTGCGCGTGCTATCGAGCCAGTCCGTCAGTTTTTTTTTGCTTCTTCCTGCCGGGCCTCGTAAGCGTGAAAAGCGCTGAACACGGCATCGGCCAGCGGCTGCAGCAGATCGAGCCGATCGGTCAGCCATTCGGCAGCCAGCGCCGGGTCGAACTCGACCGGGTGCGCATCGCCGCCGGGCAGACCGATGTCCAGGCTGGTGACGCCTTCCCACCCGATGACATGGGGCAGGATGGCGCGACCCTTCGGCCGGCCATGCAGCTCGACCATTTCCAGCGCCGCC